CCCATTGGGCGGAAGCGCATCAACTTATCGGTTACGTTTCCGATAACAATGTGTGGCTCTTCTGCAACAGCCTCAGCAAGTGCTTGCTGTCCGCAGAGGATAGTATCAAATACGCGTGTTACTGGAGTTACTGTAAGAGTGTTTGTTCCAACAGTTCCAGAGTTAGCAACGTCAACTGTAAATGTAGTGTTTGTTGCACCTACAGAGATTGCTGTAATCTTAGCGCCAGTTCCTACGTTAGTTCCAGAGATTTTATCTCCAACTTCAGCACGGCCACCGAAGGCGCCATTTGCTGCTACGATAGTGAACGCACCAGAAACACCGCTAACTGCAGCAGCAGTTGTTAGTGCGGTCTGGTCTGCGCCAGCCTTAGCGCTTGGCAAACGAGAAGACTCAACAAAGAATGCTCCTTCGTAGTCGCCAATTTCTCCTGCCCATACGTTATTAACGGCTGGGTCAGAGTTAATGTGAGCAAAGTTCCAGCCTAGGTTTCCAGACTCTGCACGCAGGTCGTGGGAAACTTCTGGGTGGATTCCGCACCAGTAGTAAGAACCACGGCGAGCCTTGGCCTTATTAGCACGGAGGTCTGCTGAATCAATTGTTGCTGCAGCAGAAATTGTGGCAGTGCTTGTAGCAGTTGAACCGCTGTAGATTACGTTAGTTCCGCCAGTTAGAGTTGTTGAAACAACCTGGTCAATAGAATCAGCAAGGTTGTATGCAATGATATTTGCAATTGCTGGGTCTACATCTGCTAGTGAGAATAACTCAAGAGCACGGGTTACTAGGACAGCATTACCATACTCGTTAAGAGTAATGGTTACTGATGTCGGTGTTGTTAGAGCAACTGCATCTGGGTCAGTTGTCTCTGTTAGAGTTGAAGTTTTTGCATCCAAATCAACATAGCGCTGTAGCACTACGGTTGAACCTGGGATTGCTTGACGGGCAGGACGCTTATCTGCGACAGAACGAAGTAGTGGTTCTGAACGGAGAGCGAATTCTAGAAGACGGTCATACGCCTTCTGTACTAGACCTGCTGCGCCAACTGTACCTCCAAGAGAAGTACTAGATGTATCTGTAAATGCATTTGGCATTAGGTTTCGTCACCTCCAAGTGACTATGAACTATTAGGAATTGCGTAGTAGGTGGATTAATTCATCCATTGAATCTGCGTTATCTAAACGAGATGCCATATCTACGGCTTTGTCTGGAGTCATACCGCCTTGGGTTAAGATATCTTGCTGACGTAATGTAGCAAGGTCTTTCTGCGTATCCTCATTTTGAGCCTGTGGGGTATAGCCAATTAAATCTCCGTTATCACGGAGCCAAGAATCAATAGATTCCTCTGTGGCATCCTCTACATCTTTCAAAATAAGGCGTGCAGCCTTAGCGTTTACTCCCTTTTTTGCTAGGACTTCAGAGACGGTTTGTTCCCGCTTCTGCTTGACGAATCCGTCAAGTTGTTCGGTAAGTTCCTTGATACGCTTCTCATCAGCACGCTTGGCTTTCCTTAGTTTTTTAACCAAGGCATCGCCATCTAACTGATGGTCAGGTACTTCTACTTCGTCTTCTTCGTCATCCCAGTAGTTGTTGCTCATAGCAACCACCCTTTCTATTCGTTGTTAGTCGCAAGCCACAGTTCTATCCAGGGGTAGATAGGCTGGCTCTTGCTACCAGTCTTATACACCGCACGGGGCTGGTCGGTCCGTGTCGGGAATCTAGTATGTTCCGCCTATTTGCTTAGACAAAGCACTCTTACTTAAACCAGATGCACCACTAAACTCCGCTATTTCTCTTTCAGCAAGTGCTCTACGTTTACGTTGTGCTGAAGCAAGGGTATTAAATACCTCTTGCTCTGCTTCTGCTAGGCCATATGATGGTAATGCTTTGTCATAAATACCTGATAACTTCTCAGAAGTTGGAAGGATATCTGCAATAGTTGAGTAACCCTTTTGAGCCTGGGCTTTAGTTACACCCTGTGCAGCCAACTGTTCAGCGACTGATACGCCAGTAGATATGCCTTGTAGCCCTGCTGCAGCACCTATTTCTGCTGCTGCTACTTGACGTTCAATCTTCTGGAATTGTTGATTAGGGTCAAGAACATAAGCAACTAGGTCATTATCACTAATACCATAGAAAGAACGTAGTGTTGTAAGAATTGCTGGGTCAGCATTCTGAACCCTTTGCACTGCTGTTACAACACGGTTAGATAATTCTGTAGTTGCAATATCATTAGCAATAAACTGCTGAACATAAGCATCAGTATCAAATGCTTTTAAGCCATATGCTCTAAGGATTTGACGATAATCATCTTCAAGATTTAAGTAATCACCTGGGTCTAAAACTCTAAGACCCTTTTTAATACGGTCCTGATTAGCCTTAAAACGTGTTTTATATTCTTCTGATTCTTGTAGTTGGAGAGTAATTGTAGATTCACTGGCTCCACTACTTTTCTTGTCTGGCTGCTGCTTCTGCTGCTGCTTTATCTATAGCAGCCTGCTGTGTATTTGCAGTTAATAAGGCTATTTGAGCCTGTAAGGATTTAATTAAATCTGAAGTATCTGTATTTAAATTATTGTTATTGCTACCAGTAGTTTCAGGAGATGCAAAATCTTGAAAAGAACCATCATCGTAATAAACTCTTATAACCCTACTTGCTCCAGCGCCAAGAACTTCTCTACGAGTTTCTTTTTTTCCTCCGCCAACAACTGGATTTGTAGTTGCTGTAGCAGTTACAACATTTGTGCCTCGGATTATTTGCCAAGAACCATTAACTCCACCTGCCCATTTAATCGTATCACCACGAGCAATATTGGCTTCGCTTAAAGTTGGTTTTGGGCTAGCCTCTTGCACTGCAGTAATGGCATTAGATGCTTGAGTTGTAGCACTCCCGCCTTGGGCTTTAGCAACCGCTTTAGCGGCGTCAATAATGGCGGCTTTATCGCCAGTATTAACTGCCTGCTCTAAAGCAATAGTAGGTATCTCTACATTTTTTGTTTGGACTTGTGCTTTTGATGCTGCAACGCTTGCTTGTAAGGCTGCTAAAGGGTCAGCATCTGCTTTCATTGCTGTTGCTTTTGCTCTGGCGTTGGCTCTTAACCTTGCCTCTGCTGCTGAGTCAACCATTTATGCCAGCCCCATATCTCTTAGCACCCTAAGTCCTAGGTCATCAAAAGTTCGTTGTGCATTTTTAGTAAATAACCACTCATCTTTACTTTTAACAATCTTTTCTGCTTCCCATAATGGGACTATTTCTGGTGTTTGTGTTTTAGGATTTATATATCCTGCAAGTTCTTTAAACACAGGGTTATTATTATCAATAGTGTCAGCATCTACTTCTAAAGTATTAGCAATTAATTGCTTTAGGGCTGAAGTTTGCAATCCAAAAGAACGACCTGCTTCTATTCCCTTGCTATAAGCAGGATAGGCTGATATAGCAAATCCTTTGATTTGCTCTTTAACTGTTTCGTCAGTCAAAGAACCATCTAATAAGCCCATAGATATTTTATCCCAGTAGTTTTTAGGAAGAATAGTGTTTACGCCTTGGTCATCTGCAAAGTCTTTAAGACTATTAACAGTTCCTAAGGTGCTTCCGCCTATCTTAATACCCATCTTGCCAGAGTTGAGAATCATTATCTCTACCTGAGTATCAGTATCACCCTTAAGATATGAAGTCTCTAGTAAAGCCTCAATGTCTGGGCTCCACATAAAGCCTTTTTGGATTAACTTTCTTTTTGTTTCTTGTTTCCAGGCATCAAATTCCTGTGCATAAACACCAGGTTGAGTTTCTTTTTTAGCCTGACGTAATTGAGAATTGCCAGTTAGGTTTTTATAGTAATCGGTATTAAAATAATCTATACGGGCTTTAGCAATATTACCTTTAGCAAAGTCATCAAAAATACTTTGCAATTCTGGAAACGCTTTAATAAGCGCTTCGGTAATACCCAAAGCAAGGGCAGCAGCAGCGCCATCTTTATTTTCAGCCATTAACATGGCTTAGTTGACTTACGGACATTAACTCCACCTTCTTTTTTAAGGGTAGTTAAAGTGCCTTCTTTAATCTGATTCATATACATATCTGTTTTTTCCTGTATGAAAGCATCTTGCTCATTAGGAGACATATCTGTTTCTCTAGAATAAACATCTCTAACGATAGCCTCTACTACATCGCGGTCCATCATATTAATGTCACGGAGCGGATACTGGCTACCGCCTTCATCTCTACCAGCAGCAGGAATATTCTTTAACCAACTGGTAAATGGAGAAAACTTAGTCTTATTATCAATACGATATGAATCAACAGTGTCAACAGTATATTCATTGGCTACCTGAAGAATGCTTGTAGTCAAAGCCTGCTCACTGCGGGTTGTATATTCACGCTCAGACATATAACCTAAGTCATATAAAGTCTTACGCAAACCTTCTTTGTTGTTCTTAAAGTATTTACGAACCTGTTGAACAATTTGGTCAGCATTAATGACTTGATAATCAATACCGTTAGAATCTACAATTAAAAAACGCTGTACTGTTGCTCCGCCTACAACTCCATTTAATTGACGAACTCTGCCATAAGAATCTAGACCTAAATAGTATTTAGGATTGGCTCCGCCAAAATCACTAGCAAGGTCAGAACGGTCTTTAATGCCTTTTGCTTGACTTTTTTCAGCCCCCGCTTTGGCTTCTTCTGGAGACTTTGCTGTTTTGTCAACCATTAACTACCTTCCTCCTGCTTGAACTGCATCTCTTGAGTATGAGTTTAGTAGTGGTTTAAAGACTACTCGGTTTGCTTCATTAACTGCTGGATAAGCCTTTGCTAACTGATTTATAATTCCTTGTATCTCTTCTCGTTGTTGTTCCTTTAACGAACTAAAGTCATAACGGCGAGAGTTGTAGTCATCAGTAGCATTGGTTACAAAGTTAGCAACTTCTTCTAGGGCTATCTGCATAGCCTGCTTAGTCTTAGCATCAGCAGGATTGCGTTTATCTTGGTTAGCCTCAAACAAAGCCTTAAACTTCTTACGTAATTCGCCCTGCTCATTAATAGAACCATTAACTTCAGCCTGAAGATATGGGTTAGCAATAATCATATCCTTCTTAGTTTTGGCTGCAATATTAATCAAATCTTTACGCTCACCAATAATACCAGTAGTAGTAAGACGTTCTTCTAATTGTTTCTGAACTTCAAAGTATTTTTCTTTATCTACTGCTACCTGTAGTTTAACTAAATAATCTTCAAAAGAAGGAATGTTAATAAGATTTTGTGACTCTAAAAAGTTATAAACATCTCCATTAAACTCACCAGTCTTAGGAGCGTAGACATAACCCATCTCTTTATAAATATCTACAAAACGCTCATTCTTACGAATCCAACTTTTCATATCATCAGTCATAGCAATAATGACTTTCCACTCTTTTTCAGTGGCAGGAACTGTATAAATTGCTTTATCTGGATATTTGCCCACAAATGTAGCCACAGCCAAATCAAATACATTGCCAACATCTTCGCCTTGATTGCGAAGGATGCCGTTATAAATATCCCAGAACTCAGACTTAAATCCTGTAATACCAACCTTCTTCATAAAATCAGGTAGGTCTTTGCTTTCTTTAAAAGTAGGCATACCTGGACTTATATAACCAAGAAGTGTTCTAGCAATAATAACATTACTGGTAGAAATCTTTAGTTTCTTTTGATAGGCATACTTTTCTTGTTCAGTAGCAGACTCATCAACACCCATACCAAATGCTTGGAAGTATCTCATAGCCTGCATAACAGCAGTAGTTTGTTGACGGTCCCATTCTTCTTCATTTAATGCTGGATTATCAATAAGGGTACCAGCAGCCTGAAAGAATGTACTCTGCAACATTGGCACTAAAAAGTTTTTAAAGTTAGTTGTATCAGCAAAGTTTCCTAAACCAACCTTGCCAATAATATCTGTGCCTCTTAATGCTTTAGCCTGTAAATCATCAGCAGTTTCTTCTGAAATAATACCTATGCGTTCAGCAAAAGGAACTACATTTCCAACAATAGACTTAAGAACTAAAGTACCAAATGCACCAATGGGTCCTGATAACGCTGGATAACCAGCATCAGGGGCAAATGATGGGTTAACAAGTCTTAACTTTAAAGATAGTTCATTAAATGTAGGTATATTAAAATCTTCCCTATTTGTAAATGCTCTAACTATAGGTTCTACGGCAGAATTAATAATTGTATCTGTAGGAAAAATAACATACTTATCGCCTTGGTCATCTTCATAAATATCACCAGCAGCATCTAAGCCTGTATTAAGTAAACGTAATCTGTATATAGCACGCAAAGGTTGTTTTCCATAAACACGATATAAACGGCGATAGAAATCTTCAGTTGCTCGGTAAAAACGGGCTACAGAACGTATAGCAATAGCCGTATTGCTACGCACATTAGGGTTATCTACATACTGCAATACTTCTTCGCCAGCCTGTTTCCACGCTAACTCAGTAACACGCTTCTCAGCGTGCAATTTGCCAACCTCTTTAGCCTTGCCAGGATTCATACCCTGCTCTGCTAAAGACTTTTCATATCTTTTTGCAAGCATATTTTGATATGGTTGAAGTCTGCCTTGATTAGCATCATAAGCAATCCACAAAGCCTTCTGACGATAGAAGCCAGTTACCTGTGCATCCATAACTTCCATAGACCAGTTGTTCCATTTCTGAAGCATCATCGGCAAACCGCCTTCTTCTTCAAAAACTTTCATATCCTTAACTTCGCCACGACTTACTAAGTCAGTATTAATTTCACCAATTGGATGCATATTAACTGTAAGGTCTTGGAACTCTTTAAAGGCTAAACTTGCAGAAGCATTTTCCCAGGCTCCAGCAAAATCTTCTGACTCAGCAACGCCACCGCGTTTTTTGGCTCCAGCCTTAATGCGGTAGTCAATAATCTCTTTGTGCTTTTCTTTAATAGCATCTAATAATTTTTGGTTAAAAGCATTAGGACCGCCGTGAAATGCATTACGCATTTCCAATAACATACGGTCTACGTGCAACCAGGCTATTTCGGATTCAGGTAAACCATTTTGACGGCTATAAACAGAAGATGAAAACTTAGCATTAAACGCTTTGACAGCCTTTTCATTGGTAATTGCATAACCACCAATTTCATCTGAATAGGCTACACCAACTTTTGCTAGTAATTCATTGCGGGCTTTGACTAAATCCTCTTTTGTCTTAAGCGCATTGTTTTTAAAAAATGCGGTAGCAGGGGAAATGTAAACACCCTCAGTAATAGTCTTGCCGTTGTATGGAAATCTTATGGAGAAATTACGATAGTGAGCAAGGGCAATCTGTAATTCACCCATATTAGCAGAAGACATAGGTCTAAACTTTTTAGTAGCAACTAAACCATAATCTTCATACATCTTACTCAAATTGCTAGGTGTAAACATAGTATCTACATAGTCAACATCAATCTTGCCAGAAATAGAAGAACGAGCAGCAAGAGAATTAACTACAGAATCAAGAACTTGTGGGTTATGTTTCATCAACTTACGGATGTTTTCCCACATTTCTGGACTTAATGTGTCGCCATAAACTTCTCTAGCCTGACGAACTACATCCTCGCGGATAAGCGACATAGCAATTTCAGCCTCTGGGACATCATAGCCACGGCGTTCTGATTCAATCTTTGCTAAACGCTTAACAGACTCATAGCGGTCAAGCGGAGTAATCTTTTTTGTAGGGTCTAGCAACTTACCCACAACAGGTAATTTATAAAGACCACGGCGATACATACCAATAGCACTCTTGCTACCAGTAATAGTCTCAAGAACGCGGGTAGGTTTAACAGCAGCGCCTGTTAAATATTGACGGACGTTATACCACGGCACTGCCATATACATAAACCAGGCTTCATCTACCGCAGAACGTATACCTAAGCGTGGAAATAAAGTTTGGTTTGCCCAAAAGTCTGTATAAAGACGAACCACATTGTTTCGTGTAGCACCACCAAGAAGATTCATAAAGTTAATCTTTTGAGATAACTTAGAACCTGCACCGTATTGATAAATAAGGTCATATGGCAAAGGCGCAATGCCTTCTACTGACTGACTTAAATGAATAATTCCTTTACCACTTAATAAAGGAACATCATTTTCCATACGGAAAGCACTAGGATTTACAACATCAGCAAAATCTAAAGGTATTTCTGTGCGGGTTGTGCTACCCATACCAAGTTCATTAAATGTACTGGCTAAAATATTAGCCATATGTGCTTGACCACCATTAGAACCACCCATACCAGCCTTCAACATTACGCCTGCATATAGGTTACGGACTATAGTCAATTGGTTTTCAGCAGTTTCATCTAAGTATGACTGCGTAAAAGCCTCTGCTAATCGTGGATTTTCTACTACTTGATTAACAAGATTGCGAAAATCTTGTGCTGTCTTAATGCCATCTTCACCAAAAAGAATACGACCTGGACTACGTGATAATGATGCTGCTATTTTTTCTAAACCACGTTGTGTTTTACTAGTGCTTTTACCAAGAGTAAGTATTTCGGCAATATTAGGATTAATAAGAGTATCATCAGAATCTGCAACAGATTTAAGAATGTCCATACCTGACTGAACTTCTTCATCTATTTTAGCCAAAACTTCAGGACTAGTCCTAGCATTAAGGGTTGGACTAAAAATGGCTCGTGCTGTTTTTTCTACAGTAGTAGCAATTTTGCGTGAAAAACTAGCAGCAGGAATACCATTGCGTAAATAAGTTGTGCCATCTACACGACTAGTTAGCAACCTATTAAAATCATCAATATTAGTAAAAAAGTTTTCTGCACTAGCAGCATCAAAGGCTTTAACCTCTGCGCTTGCTAATTCTTTAATTATTTCTCTGTTAGCAAAATCTGGATAAGATGATGCAATCTCGCCATAGGCAGCACCCTTGGCTGTTGGGCCAGATGCTTCTGCATATTTTTTAATTAACGGACCAAGTTCATCATTCCATAATTTAATAACTTCTGGTTGTTGAAATGTCCAATTAATAGCATCAGAAGCATTACCATTACGCTCTGCAATTACTTGATAAATATCAGCAAGACGTTCACTTTTAGGCTTAAGACCCACTAAACCAGTTGCTTCTTCGGGAGTCATCTTTACACCACGAATACCAGCAGTTGCAGCCTTAAGGGCTGGAAAAACACCAGTATAAGAAAGTGGGTCTATTGCTAATTGATAAGTTGCATCTAGATTACCAGAAACAAACTTCTTGGCTTTAAGCCGACCTTCTTTGCTTCCGTAATCAAAACCAAGTTTTTCAGTAAATTTTACTGCCCAGTGATTACTATCTAATTTAACATTAGATGCTGCTGCTTCAGTTGGAACATACTTATTAAGAATATCTCTTCCCCAAGAAACTTGAGCATCTATTTTTACAGACTCCATAAACGTATTAAAACGTTTAGGTTGGTCATTCATAAATTGAATAGCAGCATACATATCTGCATCAAACTTGCCATACAAATCAATGGCTTCGCCAGGAGTTCTACCCTCTGCAATAGCACGGGCTAGCGTTGTCATAGCAACGCCATACTTCTTGTTATATTCTTTTACGCGTTCCCAACGCCAATTATTTTTACCATAATAGGTATCAGTAAGAACACGAAAATTAAAAATATTTTCGTCTTGCTCGCGTTTTTGCTCTAACTGATATGGCGTATTAATTACACGACCATAAGTTTCTACAGCCTGAAAAGCGCTAATAATTGGACTACCAAAAGCCTGAACTACTTTTCCTGCACCTTTAATAATATTTTGTGCAAGTTGTTGTCTTGAACTTTGCTCTGGTAAAAACTCTTCCCGATTAGGGAACATATATCTAATTGTTGATTGAACATCAGGAGTTAACTCTAAAAATTGTTGACGGGCTTTATCTTTACCCAACTTCATTAATGTATTAGCAGTTTTCCAAGACAATGCTGCTTGAGTTACTAGTTGTTGTTCGCTAGTAGAAAGTTGGGATTGCAAAGCAGCGTTATAAAAATTAGGGCTTACTTCTGCAATAGATGGGTCAAGTAAGTTCTTACGAGCCATTAACCAAGACCTTTATTCTGGAACATCATCATAAATAATTCTGTATCTCCAGTAGGGTCATTTTGATTAATTTTGCCAAGAGTGGTCAAAATTGTTGGTTGTTGATATGGAAGGTTTAATAATGCAGAATCACCCTTGTTGCTAAAACTTGCACCTGTTAAAATATCTTGGTCAGGAAATTTAGACTCAGCGCTAATTGGGGTAATGTCTAATGCGCCAATGCCCACTGCTTCAATTTGTGGAGTGCCAGCCATAGGTGCTGCAGTTTGTTGGTCATATGTAGCCTGACCTTGACCTTGTGGTAATCCAGAAATATAACGTGCTGGTTGCTGAGAAACATTAAGGTCAGTACGTTCGGACATAGCACCAATACCAGAAACTTTTTCGTTAATAGTTGCCACTAGTCTTCGTCCTCTTCATCTAGATATTTTTTTAATTCTTCTTCGCTTGGCGCTTTATACGCTACCCAACTTGGATAAGAAGATTTTTCCATTACAAAACTTAATGCTAACTCGCTGGTAAACCCTGCCTTAAGTAAAGACTTATAGTATTCATTAAGCCAGATGCAATACATTTCTAACTCTGTGTATTGTTCGTTTTCTACAGTACGCGGCTTACGTGTGCGCTGTGGTTTCTTTTTCCGCGGTGCCATAGTTACCTCCGTATAGCAGTTCTAGCGCTTGCGCTTGCTTCTCCGCCTGACGTTAAACTAGATAATAAAGTTTGTAGTGATGGTGCAGCAGGAGCGCCTCCTACTGGCGCTGCGGGAGCAGGGGACGTTTGCTCAACCTGAGGGGCACCAGCAGGAGGTAATTCTGGAGCGAAGACTTCTTCAACAGCGTCTTCAATTGCTACGCCTTTCTGGCGTGACTTAATAACATCAGCAATTTTCTTAATTACCATTGATGGGTCTGCGCCTTGTATAGCCATCTGTGGTATGGCTTGGGTGTAGGCTTGCAGAGATTGAACTAACGATTTACGCATATTTTCAATTTCAATTTTTTCTTGCTCTTGAGTTACGTTAATACCAAATGGTAATTCACGCATAGCAAGGTCTGTTGAAATCAAACCGCCACCTAATGCTTGTAGCATAAAAATAAGACCCTGTGCTGGGTTAAGTCCTGCCAACATTCCGTATCGGACATCGGCTGAATAGTCTTTCTTAATATCCTTACTTGGCTTGTAGGTAATCTGGTATGGGCTACCAGCATCTACGCCACGGATAGTCTTTTCATAATCAAAGAATTTTTCATCAACTTCAAAACATACAGAAATAACATCGCGTAGCGTTGAAGCAAAAATAGCCTGAGCAGACTTGACCTGTGTGTCAAAGCCTCCCATAAGTGCCTGCACACCTTGTCCCGTGATGATGCTGGCATCAATGTTTCCAGTACGTCCTTCTGGATAACGTGTTCCCGTTCTTAGTTCTTGCTGTAGTAAAGCCTGTTCAGTAAATGCTCCAGGTGGAATATTTAAATCAACACGGCGAACACCAGCAGGGTTAGCGGTGCGGATAACAGCATCGCCACCCATTTCAAGTTCATTGACATCCGAAGGCAGAACAATTGGTGCTTGCACGGATTTCTCTGCTGCTTCCATCGCAAGTAATGCGAACCTGTTGCGAAGCAACTGAATACCGAGCACGTCATCAAACTGACCACGCATCTCATTATCAATAGATGGTCTC